GCATCAAGGGCATGAAGTGGGGCGTGCGGCGATATCAGAACAAGGACGGTACCCTGACGGCCGCAGGCAGGAAACACTATGCCGGGGATGGAAACGCCGGTGAGGATGCGCAGAAGCCCAAGACAGAGTATGCGCCCAAGCGAACCGGAAAAAACGCGGAGGATTACTCCGACGAGGAGCTGCGGGCACGGATCTACCGGCTACAAATGGAAAAGCAGTACCGGGATCTTCAGGGGCAGACCAATATCCGGGCGGATGACCCCAACAAGGAACTGAAAGCCGAGAAAGAGCGGCTCCAGCTCCAGAAGGACGTGAAACAGCTGCGGAAGGACGTATACAGCGGGCAGAGCTTTGTGAAGACCGTAATGACGAACGCTTCCCAGCAGTTTTTGACCAAGGCCGCTTCCGGTGCTATGAGCTACGCAGCAAAACAGTTCATCACGAAGGAACTCAAGAACCCTGATCTGGCGAACGCCATTGTGAGCGGAAGCGCTGGCGGAAACCAGCAGAAGAAAGACGACGACAAGAAAGACAGTTAAGGTCTGGAGGAAATCAAAATGGCATCACAAACCTTTGGCTCCAGACTGAGACACGCCTGGAATGCGTTTTTGAACCGAGATCCCCCCGGAAGAAGCGGCGAAGGATACAGCTACCGCCCCGACCGGGTAAGGCTGAACCGAAGCAATGACCGGACGATCATGACGGCCATCAACACCCGCATTGCAATGGACGCTGCGGCAATTACCATCAATCATGTAAGGCTCGATGAAAACGGACGCTACGACGAAACCGTTGATTCGGGCCTTAATTCTTGCCTGAACCTTTCCGGCAACAAGGACCAGACGGGCCGGGCACTGCGATATGATATGTTCCTTTCCATGCTGGACGAGGGATGTATTGCGCTGGTGCCAATTGACGTGGACTACGACGGGAAGACCGGTAAGACCCGGATCGAATCCATGCGGGTGGGAAGGGTGCTGGAATGGTACCCGGACGACGTGCGGCTGGAAGTGTACAACGACCGGACCGGACGGAAAGAGGAGATCACCCTGCCGAAGACACGGGTGGCCCTGGTGGAGAACCCGTTCTATGCCGTGATGAACGAGCCCAACGGCACGGTGCAGCGCCTGATCCGGAAACTGAACCTGATGGACGTGATCGACGAGCAGGTGGGCAGCGGCAAACTCGACCTGATCATCCAGCTGCCCTACGTTGTGAAGGGCGAGACCCGGAAGAAACAGGCCGAAGAACGGCGGGCACAGATCGAACAGCAGCTCGCCGGTTCCAAATACGGCATTGCCTACACCGATGGCACGGAGCATATCACGCAGCTGAACCGCAGCCTCGAAAACAACCTTCTGAAGACCGTGGAATACCTGACCAACATGGCATACAGCCAGTTGGGTATCACCCCGGAGATCATGAACGGTACTGCTTCCGATGCTGTGATGACCAACTACGAGAACCGCACCATCGAACCCATTGTGGCGGCTGCCGTGGACGAGATCCGGCGGAAGTTCCTGACCGAGGACGACCGGGCAAACCGGGAATCCGTGATGTACTTCCGTGATCCGTTCAAGCTGACCCCCGTTTCCGCCGTTGCCGAAATGGCCGACAAATTTACCCGCAACGAGATTATGACCTCCAACGAGTTCCGGCAGGCCATTGGCATGAAACCCAGCAAGGACCCCAAGGCAGATGAACTGCGGAATGCAAACATCAGCCAGAGCAGTGAGGAAATTGCGGCGCAGAACAAAACAATCACGGCAGGGCGGGATGCCGTAGAGAGGAGTATTGCAAATCAAAATGGTTAATTTTGACTACGATTGCAGCGGCTGGGCGACGAAAGCGAACGTCCGGTGCTATGACGGGCTGATGATCGCGCAGGATGCCTTTAAGGAGTGCAGCGGCAAGGTTGTGCCCATGGTGTACAACCACGACCACGCCAACGTGGACAACGTGATCGGCCACTGCCTGCTGGAGAACCGGCCCGGCGGCGTGTACTGCTATGCCAAATTCAACGACACCGACACCGGCAAGACCGCAAGACAGTGCGTGGAGAGCGGCGACCTGAGCGCCTTTTCCATTTTTGCCAACGGCCTGAAGAAGGTGGGCAGTACTGTGAAGCATGGCTTTATCCGGGAAGTGAGCCTGGTGCTGGCCGGATGCAACCCGGGTGCCCTGATCGACGAGGTGGTAAAGCACAGCGCCGATGAGGACTACGAGGGCGGCGAGGCCTTTATTTATAACGAGGACGGCCTGAGCCTGACCCACGGCATGGACCCCGAGGGCAACCCGCTGGAAGACCTTACACACAGTGCGGACAGCGGCGATGCCGTGACCGACGATGAAGCAACACAGGAGGAAGCCAAAATGGCGGACGAAAAGAACGAAGGTAAGACGCTCAAACAGGTCTACAACAGCATGACCGACGAGCAGAAAGAGTGCTGCCACGCTCTGGTGGGCCTGGCCCTGGAAGAGCAGGAAGGTGGCGACAACGATGACGGTGAGGAGGACGATACCGTGAAGCAGAATGTTTTCGACAAGGATACCAACGCAACCGTGCTGAAGCACAGCATCGAAGAGATCAACAACGTGGTCAAGACCGCAAAGAGCCACGGCACCATGAAGGCTGCCTTTGAGGATGCTGGCATGGACAGTGACGAGCTGGCCCACAGCATCGACAACATCGACTGGCTGTTCCCTGAGGATCACCTGCTGGACACCACGCCCCGCATCATCGACAAGCCCGACGACTGGGTGAGCGTGGTCATGGGCGCTGTGCACCACATTCCCTTCAGCCGGTTCAAGAGCATGTTTGCCGACCTGACCGAGGAGCTGATGCAGAACGCCGTGACCGAAGCGACCCGGCGGCTGGAAGCAAGCCCGGCCATGAAGGGTCTGATGCAGGCGCTGCAGGAAAAGTACGGCACGGATGCCAACGACCTGGTGGCCCTGACCGAGGCTGTGCGGAACGGCGCGGTGAAAGACGATGCCTACTACGAGAAGCTGGCCATGGAGAAGGGCGTTTCCACCAGGACGGCCCGGGAGCTGGACAAGCTGGAAAGCCAGAATAAGCACCTGACCGAACAGCAGCAGATGATCCAGCAGATGGAGCGTCAGCGTGCCCAGCAGGCCCGCATTGCCGAGCTGCAGGCCGGATGGGACCGGGAAGCGGAGCAGCTGAAAGCCCAGTATCCCGACTTCAACATGGCTGAGGTGCTGGCGAACCCGGAGGTGGAGAAGATGATGCGGTCGGGCGTTTCTATGACGAACGCCTACCGCAGCGCCTACTTTGATCACATCCTGAAACAGCAGCAGGCCGCCACGGCCCGGCAGGTGGAGCAGGGCGTGGTGAACCGGATGCAGCAGCGCAATGCCCGGCCCGGCGAGAATGGCACCCGCCCCGGCGGCGCGGTGCAGACCAAGATCGACGTATCCCACATGAGCCGCAAGGAAATGGAAGAGATGGAGAAGCGGGTCATGCGGGGTGAAGTTATTACACTGTAAACCTCTCAGCGCGCAATGCGTCTGACGACGCAGTTGCTTGCAGCTCCCCCGAAAGGGGAGCTCTGCTTAGAGGAAATTTTGGAAGGAGCGATAGAATGATCCAGATCACTTACAACGAGATGGGAGACATGATGTTCCTGCGGGCCGAGGGGCACGCGGAGTTTGCACCCAAGGGGCAGGACATTGTATGTGCTGCCGTGAGCGCGCTGATGCAGACGCTGGCATACAGTCTGGACAGCGGGACCGTGACCTGTGCCGATGACAGGAACCTGATGGTGGTACAGGCAAAGCAGGGCACTGACAGCCTGGCAAAATTTGAACTGGTGACGGACGGTCTGATCCTGCTGGCGGATGCCTACCCGGAGCATGTGCGGTACATCAACCTGCACGCAGACAAGGCAGATGCCATTGATCTGCAGATGTTTGCAGACGGTGGTGCTGCGGGCGGGGACGGAACCTCTCAGTCCGCTGGCGCGGACAGCTCTCCCAACGGAAGAGCCAACGCATCTGCAGGGGCAGGGGCAGCGAACGGGGAAGGCAATGCCATTGAGCTGCCTGCTCTGCGGCCGGCAGAAGAGCGGCTGGCCCGGCGGAGCGGGGTGCTGAAGCGGAGCAGCCGGGAAGAGGGCTCACCCTCTCAGTCGGCGCAGAGCGCCGCCAGCTCCCCCGAGGGGGGAGCCCTTGGCAGTGAGGAAAAGTCTGAGCTGGACGAGGAAGCGGCAGAGAACCAGAACGAAGCCGAGGGCAAGGACGGCGAGGAGAAGGGCGAAGGCAAGACCAAGAGCCCGGAGGAGCGGCGGAAAGCCTTTGGTGAGCTGCTGCGCGGAGAGTATGCCGACCTGAC